GTCGTTATCATTTCGAAAAAAGAGTAAAGGCGGCCATATGGTCGCCTTATCCGGGGTTAATACCTCAATAACTACATTATACTCCCTGATCATCCGAATCATCCTTCCCTGTGTCATATAGCTTTGTCCTGGCCAGATCGTACACACCGCCACCGCCCATGGCTGCTATCACGCACAGCACAAAGGCCTGCAGAATGTTAGGCTCGACACCCGCCGCCAGGCAGATAACCGCACTCAGTATACCGACGCCCAGATTCACTAAAGGCAAATACTTCTTGCTAAAGCTAAATACCTTCAGTACCTCAGCTGCCACCATTGTGAGCACTGTCACGATCACTACATAAGTAATTTCCATGCTTTTCACCTCCCTTCTTTAATGTGTTCATCAAGCCTTTTGTGGGCTTGCTTCGTGGACTCTTCTACCCGGGTAACCCTCTCGGATAAATTGTCCAATGTCTTGTTTGTTTCCTTCTGTTCCAACAACATATCATCACTGCGCCGTTTGATGTACTGAATGTCTGCATGCAGCTCGCCGTCCTTGGAACCGTTCCGGTATCTCTCGTTATTGCGGGTAACAAAAAAGGTGACGATGCTGCAAACACCTGCCACCAACGGGATCAACGCTATAATTGTTGAAACATCCATACTCTTGCCCTCACATTTTAGTTTTTTAATATCCGATACAGATCCAGCCGACACTATAGCTGCCGGCTTTGACATAGTTATTCGCATGGTCGGCACATAGATTGAAATACACCTTACCATCGGCACTGCTACCGCCACCATAATACACTATCGCTCGTAAAACGCCGTAAGTACTATTGTACAGGTATGGACGGCTACTTTCTGAAATCATCGTCAGCGCCGCATTTGGAAATGCTATCGGGTATGCATAGTTTGCTGGAGGTCCCAGATAACTATCGGTTGCATATGTCGCGGTTTGCCTACCCCATTGGATAATTAATCCACTCGGTAGTTTTGTATAACCGTTTGCATTAATATTTTCGACTCCTGTTCTCATCCGCATCGAGTCCCAATTCACACATGTCCACTGCGATCCATTATGAACAAACTCATAAGCGATCCCAGATTTGAGCCTGGTAATGGCTTCACCGTCTTTGCTCATAAGGCCATGTGCTGCGCCGTCGCTGTTGACCTTAAGCCACACCTGCCCCGATGTAGCGACCACATCCCCGGTTGTGGATTTGATAGTCACCCTCAGTCCTTCCGTTTGGGTAATGTTACTGTCTGTGATCGTTAGATTGGGGTCTGCTCCGCTGGCGGCGGATACGACATAAACATCCCTAACATTACGATTAGCATTGAAGTAGGCGAGGTTTGGGATATCCACTGCACCCCCTTCCCCGTCGCCGATCAGCAGCTTCAAAGTATCCGTGCAAAATGCCGGTTCTGCAGCCGCAAGCGTTACTTCTGTGAGATCTGCTTCAAGACCTCGGCGTAATTGTATTGACATGATCATTCCTCCTTAAATTTGTGTATAAAAAAAGCACCCTGTGAAAGGTGCTTTTGGGCTAATGTTTCAATCCACGCACCCCCGCGGGGTGCGACCTAAGGGAACTATAACTCGATTCCGATATCCCTGACTTTTTCGACTAAATCAATATAGTTTTTACTTTTTATTTGTTTCATTCGTCGGAACCCATTAAGAGATTTTGGAGCGACATCAGGCATCATTTCTCTTATGAGATCATAATTGTATTTATCAGTTTTGTATTGCGCAATTTCCTCTTGCTCTTTTTCCCACATAATTTTCTGCTCTTCTGTTCGAGTGTCAACAAAAGGTCTATTGCTAAATTCTATAGGATCTATTTTGCCATCCATGAATGTATTAATCCCAAATACAAAAGATAAAAATATATGGCGACACCCTTCGTGAAAACATCCAAATTTAAAAATAATATCCGGTAATTTTGGGAATCTCTCATCTCTACCACTTATAGAATATATTCTACCTTGATATTTTGAACATTCTTCGCAAGTAAGGCCGTGCGAGGACATTAATAATAAATCCGTACCCATATTTTTTGCACTTTCTAATGATAATTTAAAATTATGAAGATTACGCGCACCATTAGTATTAAATATTAGCGGCAAGTCATTTCTTAGTTTTTTTTCTTCTTGACGAGCTTCTTCAAACTGCCCATTTAATTTTAAAAATTCTACTAACCTTAAATAGTCTTTTGCTGACCATGTAAAATTAGAACATGGCATAATTTCGTTTGACTTTCTCAAACAAGCAATAGCTAAATCCATTCGCCTGCTCTTCTTGTATTCCGTAGCTTTTCTTTGTAAAATATATTCGATATTTTCAACTGGACTGCTTATACCTTCAAGAGGTTTATATTTCGGTATAGATATTGACATAATTCCTTTAATAGATTCCGTGTCATATTCATCAAGATTACTTATTTTCTTAATCTGATTAATAACGTTTTTAATAAAACTCATGTTCAAATCTCCGGTATGTCAATCTTTATTGGTATCTCTCCGTAGTTATCTACCGCGTTTCAATCCACGCACCGCGCGAGGTGCGACAATGGACGGGTTACGAACGCAAACGCCATCGGATTGTTTCAATCCACGCGCACGTGCGCGACTTAAATGCCAGGGATATCGAATGTCACGGTTACGGGGTCGTAGCCGTAGTCAAATGTGAAATTAATCGTAATGCGTGATAAATCAGCGTCTTTCTGAAAATCAAAATACATTTGCTGACTACTATAACCCGCACAATGACTTTGTTTACCATTCTTATCAATCAGAACAGTCTGATCATTAACCCTAGTATATTGCAACTGTTTTATCTTGTCCGGTTCTTTAATTTTAGCCGCATACTCAAATGATATATTTCCATATTGATATGATATGGATGCCGATTTGATTGTAACGACTAAATCATCAGTTTCCTGAACAATGTTTATATCTGCAGATACAGGCTCCAGCATTTGCGTAGCAGTCGGCTTTTCTGTCGCAGTCAGCACGGGCGTAGCGGTTACCGGCACGGCAGACTGTATCTGATTTAGTGCAGTCGCTACCGCATCATCAATCTTATCCAATGCCTCCGTAACTTTTACATCAATTGGGTCTGCAGTAGGCGTTGCTTCTGCTGTTATTCTTAAAGTCGGCATTTCGTCCGAGATCACGGCTGACTGCTTTTCGCATCCAGCTACAGCAATTAATATAAGCACCAATCCAACGCAAATAAAATAATCTTTCCGCATATACATCACCTCTTATAGATTTATTATATACGTTTTCCCATTTTAATGCAATTATTATGTTGTGTATCCAGTGCAAATACCTTTTTTAAATACAGGACGCTTTCCAGTCGGAATAGTTCCGTCATATCCTATCGGTAATCCATCCTCCTGGAACTCCACCCCATCGGGCGTCACTACGATTGCCGCAGAACTGCTCCCGTCGTCCGCTTCCAACATCAATTCCCTTGCCGAGATTACGCCTCCCCCAATGGTGCCGGCACCAAGTAAAATGTGCGTATATCGTGCACCGTAATCTGATACCTGTGTGCCATATATCCGGCATATAGCGCCACCATCGTCCGCCATGGAATCGACTAAGAACATACCATACCCATCTTCCGTATTTGGACCTTTCCCGAGCAAAACATAATTATTTGGAGTGTTTGGCGACACAAGCTTGTTTGATGATATCGCCTCGAACCCGTTCACTGCATCCCATTTCAACGCACCGTTGCCCATACTCAGCGCGCCGGTATCCATATCGATCCAGCTCGCACCGTTAAGCGACTGCAGCAGTCCCGTCCGGATCATGCTGGCGGTGATAATGTTTGCGACGATGGATCCGTCCGCCGTAATGGCTGTGGCATACGGTCCGGCTACACCGTTTTCAGAATACCCAAACCCGCCCAGATTCCAGCGCCACACCTTAACGGCCTGTGTGATATCCGGATTATCCGCTATGAAGAAATTGCCATCATAATCGCCTTCGCCCTTGATCGCATAACCTCCCAGCGCACCGGCAATTAAACTGGTTGCATTGAGGATAGCCTGGTTAAGTGCATTGATCTGCACTTGCTTTTTGGCAACCTTGGCGACCAGTCGGGATATTTTTTTATCCGACCGTGAGCGGTAGCCTGCGGCAAGCTGTGTTGCTCCTATTGCCGTGGCGACACATCTGTCATGGAATCTATACTTGGATTCGGTTAATATTGTACGGTATTTATTGCCGAGCCGGTCAGCAACTTCGATCATGTCCCCCGCCTGTGTAGCGGGATTTCCACCCCATTCCAGCGTCATCGGCAGGAATGTAAAGTCCTTCAGCTTCTGCCATATCTCTGATAATACAGTGGCGGCATTGTCCTGGATAAGGGGATTGTCCGTAATCGCAATCGCATATCGATCAGAGCCGGCAAGCAAAATGCCTTCGTCCGTCTCAAGACTGATTCCGGTTATTGTGATGGGGCTGTCATCTTGTGTGAACTTCATCCGGCTGATCTCATCCGCTGTCATAACCGGCGTTGCCTGCACAAACACGCCGCCGTCATAGGTCTTATTGTTCCAGCGCGTAAAGTCTCCGCCGTCTGCGTCGTCCGCATTACCGTCCAGCGTTACCTCCTGTATGGGCGCAGGATTATCGAACCAGCCAAGCTCCAGCTGCCCTATACGGTTAAACCGTGCCCAGCAGCCTGCTATCTCCGCAACACAGGAGGCCACGTCCCGGCAGCTCATGTCTCCGTCCGGTGCTGCAGCGATCACATAATCAGAGTGCAGAAAGCTTGTCGTCGCCAGCGGCACTGCACAATACTGACAGCATGCCGACAGCAATACCAGTGCGGTGCAGGGGAATGTAATCGGCACAGATGTAAGTGACTGCTCCAGCAGTGCCATGTTATCCACCGCCGTAAGCCTGATGGCGTCAATCAGGCGGCTGACACTGTCTACAGTAAACACGCCCATCGGTACCCACTCCATCGATCCTGGGGCGATCTCCAGCCCCACAGACGGGCGCAGGGTTGCACCGTTCAACTGTACATCGTCATAACGCCCATCATTATTGAGCAGGGTAACCGACATGTTGCCGATCACTACCCCGCCGATGTGAAAAGTCGTTCCGTTCGTCACGCCCTCCGATATCGAAAGCGTACTTTGCATGATGCCTGCTTCGTCCAATGTAAAAGTTTCAAATGCAGTTTCCACCAAAAGGCGCTCACGCAACTGTGCGCCTGCTGCAAGTGCGTTTTTAAATGCGTTTGTGATTGGATACATAATCATCCTCCTAATATTCTACAAGCGGACAGGACAGCTCCCAAAGGCTCTCTTCGGGCTGATCGCTGTTAAGATTCCCGATCAGCGTGCCGTCCCGGTCGCCTGCGTACATTGTGCGTGTGATATAGGATGCCGTGTTGGGATCCCAGAATATCGCTGTAAAGGACTTCGCGCGCAGAGCTGATGCAACCATCATGTATTCCGTTCCTGACACTGTCCATGTCGCATCGATGCGATATACACCTTCCCGTATTCTATCCCTTTGCAGCACATATCCGTCGTCCCTGCCTGTCCCTTCACTGTCTGCATCTGAGCTTTTAACCTTGTAGCTATCCGGGGACGGCAGCGCTACACCATCAATGGTAAGTAGAGCCATAATACTTTCTCCTTTTTATGCTTTGAGATATCCGCCTTTTATGATAGCGGTTGCAACTCGTTCCAGAAGCTGGTCGTTGAAATACAGACTAGCAGTCATATTGCCATTTGCTTGTAAAGCCGAAAGAATGCGTTCCAGCAATGCTAAAATTCTATTCAGCACCGTTACATCGGTTCCCACTGCTTGGTTTCCCAATAGCTCCTTAAGCTTGCTCAGCGGGGACACAACCTCCGGATCAGCATTCGCTCCGCTGTATTCTCCGATCATGGCAAGCGTAGGTGCACCAACGATACCACCGGACGCCATTTTGGGCACCGACACAGTCCCCGAAGACTGTCCGCCGTTGAATAACCCGCTGAAGAAATCGCCAACACCTTTTGCCGCATTCCCTACCGCGTCACCTATCTTACTGACTGCGCCTGTGATCCCGTCAGCAATGCTGTCTATAATGCTTCTCCCAATACCCGCCCAGTCTGTTTCTTTGAATTTTTCAACCAATCTGCTGAAGAGTTTGGGAACGGCTTTTAGTATTTCCGGTATCGCTTCAATCAGCCCGCCGGCGATGGCAGTCATAATGTCAAAGGTAGCAGTGATCATGGTCTGGATGTTGTCGGGATCAAGCATATAATCCATTAACATCATGATAATTTCTATTGCCGCATCTATCAGTTTCGGTATAGCACCCACCAGTCCATCCACAAGGCTTTGTATAATCTCCGGCGCTTTCTCCATTAAAATAGGAAGAGAATCAATAAGCCCCTGTGCAAGCGCTAAAATCAGCTCTATTGCGGAATCTATAATCATGGGAAGATTATCGATCAGCCCCTGTACTAACGTAAGAATGCATGATATGGCCATAGGTATCAGCGCCGGAAGCATCTCGATTATTCCGTTGATCAGTGCTAGCAGTATCTCAATGCCTGATTGCAGAATGGCAGGCAAGTTATCCATTAACGCTTGTATAATCGTCATAATTGCCTGTTGCGCCATTGGTATTAGTGTGGGCAGCATCTCAATTATTCCATCGATAACGGCCATAATGATTTCAATGCCCGATTGCAAGACAGAAGGCAGATTATCTATCAGTGCCTGAACCATGGTGGTAATTGCCTGCTGTGCCATAGGTATCAGCTTTGGCATCTGAGAAGATAATCCGGATAGCACATTTGCCAATAATGTAACACCCATTGAAAATAGCTGTGGAACAGCTGTCAGAAAACCCGTAAGCGTCATAGTGATAACATTGGTAATGAACGGACCCAACTGGGGCAGGATGCTCTGCAGACCGTTTAATAACGACTGTATAATGCTCATGCCGGATGCAAGGATTGCGGGGAAATTGGAATTGATTCCGGATAGCAGGGTGTTGATGATATTGGCGCCGACTTGAATAATACCCGGTGCAGCTGCGGCAATTTTGCCAAGAATCATGGCGATGCCCGGACCAACTGCTGCCGCCGCTTTGGTCAGCATATTTGTGACAACAGTCCCGAAATTGGACGCGTCTGCGTATTGAGCAGTATCCAATGCGCTCAGGTCAGTGGTTGATTCGTCGCTATTGGTGGAATGCTGATTGATTGCATCAATAGACCCCAATGCTCCCTTGGCCTTCTTTGCCGCCGAGGATACGCCCTGCATCTTCTTCGTTGCCGCCACAGCCTGTGCATAGGTCTGACCAAACAGTCCTGCCGATATGGTTGCTATCTGTTGTGATACGGCCGCGAATCCGGATGCCAAGGTATTAAGTGCCGGCATAATAGCATTCATTATGGGGGTAAATGCCGTCAGAAGGTTCGCTTTGATCAGATTCAATGACTTGGAAAACTCCTCGTTTTGAGTGGCCGCATCGCTAATTAGCGACTTTACTCCACGAAACGCAGCATATAGCCCCGCCATAAGAACCGCCGATTTAAATGCGGACTTCACACTTCTGGCCAGTCCTCCCGCACGCTGCTGAATGGATTTCAGAGAGCGTCCGATACCACCTGCAGCGGATTTAAAAGATTTTCCTATTCTTGAGCCTATAGATTTAAAAGCTTTGCTTATACCGGAACCAACGGATTTCATAGCCTCGCTGACAACGCCCTGCGTCTTACGCGTTG